AGACTCGTCTATAGTTACAATGTAAGGGAGCTTCAGTCCAGTTGGATTGCCTTCTTGGTTTACATCTTCAAACCCTTTGAGGTCCAGTATCGTATGCACTTCGTAAACTGTGTGGTCTCGGTCTTCTGCGTACGAGGGTGACATGCCCTCAATATCGTCTATTTCTTTTTGTACGTCAGACTCGTCTGCCTCATAAGAGTTTTCTTTAATCTCCACATCTGCATAGAAACCAGACAGCTGTTGTTTTTTGATTTCGTTACGAGACATGCTAATTGCATGCGTCACTCGCTCAGCGCTTGATAGGTCTGAAGCTTCGTAAGGCACGATCAGGTCTTCTGGAGAAACGAACTTCGATACCGCTCTGTTCAAAACAGAGTCAAAATAAATTTTCTTAAAAGCACTACCCGCGAGCGGCAAGTAAAACAAAAGCATATCCAACTCAGGGTCATAATCTTGCATTACGTTCATGATGTAGAAGTTCATAAACTCCTGAACGCGATCTGCTTGAGCTTCCGTCTCCGCGCTTCGTTGCCCAATCAATTGTGTTTTGACCGGACCCTTAGCAGGCAACATTTCTTTATAAGCCTGTGCTTGGAATTGGGTAACAGCTTCTGCAAGAATAGGATGGATTACGCCGCTTGATCCCTCAAACGGCTCTGACCTTGACTCGTCAAATTTCATGCCCAAATACTTCAGGCCATCAACGTAGGTTTTTTCCCACTCGCTTCGAGAATCTTTGTCTTGTCGAATGCTGGATAAGATATCGCTAGAAAGACTTTGCAGTTCTCCTTCATCGATTTCATTGACAAGGTTAGCGTCGAAAGGAGCCGCATTGACTTCTGGAACTTCTTCCATCATTTCATCGCCAACCAGAACGCCTTCTTCGTTGACTAATATTTCCGCAGCTTCTTTTATTTGATCTTGACGGCTTGGTTCTGGAAACACTTCAATAGCGTTGCCTTGAACAATAACGTCAGGGTCGTTCTGCGTGCCTAATTCTCGTTTTTCAATAGCCATAGTCGCTCAGTGTACCATCAGTTAGTAATAGACAACACGCTTCCTTGGTAACAAATCTGCGTCCATCTGGTAGTCTTCATCAAGCGCCACAAACCCGCCTTGCCTGAAACGCATGAGAGCCATCGTAGCAGAGTCACAATAGTCATCATGGTCCCCGTAAGGGAATGCAGCCATCTCTTCTATAACCTCGTCAGCAAAAGTATCTTCAGTCGCCCAAACCATTCCGCTTTCAAAAATAGGAGCAACAGAATTCATCCTAGCTATTTTATCTTGGCCCCTGCTTGGCGTGTAAGCCGTGACAGGGATACCCATGCGTCTCAATTCCTGAGTCAGTGGAGTTCCGCTGGCTTTGGCCTCGATCAAAACACAATCAGGCTCCCAGTATTTATACTCGTCCCAAGCTAGTTTTTTTAGTTCAGGAAAGTCCACACGCACCCGTTTAGCATCTAGCAAAATAATTTGGTCAGCCTCTCCATCTTGAGGGCTGAATATCGCCCAAGTGGTTATGGCAGAATAGTCTGCGGTTTCTTTCTTGCTAAACGCTGTATCGTATGACTGTATAACGTAAGAGTAAGCAGGCACATCGCCTTCCCACAAGTTCCACCACTCCCGCTTTACTATAGAGCCTTCTTCAGCCGTTGGGTTCTGCAACCACTGGGAGTTCCATTTCGAGATAGGCAGAGATGCCTTCACAGATAACAATTCTTCTTTACGCCAAAACTCAGGCCAAAGCGGTGTATCGGTTTCTGGCATTATGGCTGGGAACTCAACCACTTCCCATTTGTCAGCGTTTTCTTCGCCTTGTTTCTTGAGGACTTTACCAACCAGATCCTTAGTAGACCATCTGGTCATTACGATTATGATTATCCCTCCCGGTTGCAAACGCTGCCGAGGGCCAGAGGTGTACCATTCATACGCCGACTCCATAGCTGTAGGCGACATAGCGTCTTGCTCAGAATGCGGATCGTCAATAATAAGCAAATCAGCGCCTCGTCCAGTGATAGCTCCTCCGACTCCAGCTGCGAAGAATTCACCCTCCTGATTACTGGTCCATCTGCCAGCCGATTTGTTGTCAGCCTGTAGTTTCAGGTCTGGAAATATCGTGCTGTACTCTTGGCTGTCAATAATGTTTCTGACTTTACGTCCGAATCGAACCGCAAGCTCTGCGGTGTGAGTGGTTTGTATGATCTTCAGGTTGCCGCGTAACCCCATCATCCAGCTAGGAAAGTAGGTACTAGCAAACTCAGACTTCGAGTGACGAGGAGGCAAACACACTATCAGTCGTTTGAGCTTGCCTTGTGCAATCCGGTTAAACTTTTCGCCTATAATTTTATGATGACGGCCTTCAATAAAGTCTGGCCACAAATGTTTTAAGTAGGTGATAAAATCTTTTTGGCAAGACTCTTGTTTTTTCAGTTGCTCAAAGCGGTTCAGAAGCGCTATTGCTTCTGCTTGGTCCTGTTGCGACAGGATATCAAAATCTTTAAGACTGATTTCCGACAACTACACGCCCTCCCAAGCCTCTCCTTTAAACAGCCGCGACTCAGCTTCTCGCCTTCGTATCAAACCATCCAGCACTTCGCCGCCAGCACGATTCCAACGCTTCATTTGTCTCGGCACTTCTTCAAAGTTTCCAGAGTTTAACTCTTTTAGCATGGTTGACTCTTTGAGATTGGCTGGGCCTAAGTTGTAGGTCCAAGCCACCAGAGCGTCAAACTCGTTTTGTTGCAACTCAGGCTCGACGTAGTTTTTGACGTAATCCTCGAACTCTACCAAGTCTTCTGCCAGCATGGTCTCTGCTTCTTCTTGCGTGCAGGTATCACCGTCGGACACACCAGCCGTGTGGCCATAACCAATTGTTGGGACATCTGCTGAGCATCTGTACGCAGTCAACTCACAGCCTTCAAATGACTTGATCAGAGATATGCCTTCCTGACTTGTTTTTAAATCATTGTTCATCTTTTACATCCTGTTCTTCTTCATCCGCTTCTCGGTAATACTTTACAATGCTAAGCACCTGTCTCAAATATCTTTTCACATCGGCCATGTTCGTTGAAAGATTTTCGTAGCCTTTTGTCGTCAAAGCATACCAGACGTTAGTGGGTGCGTTGCCCTCATTCAAGTCATCCAAATACTCTTGCATTAACTCAGCATTCAAAACAGTCCACTCAACAGGAACAGGGTCAATATTGTTGGGCAGCGGAGGGTGATACATTGGCGCTTTCTTGACCACTGTGACAACCTCTACAGGCTGGACCTCTGGTATGTCTCTACCAGAACCCAGCATTGAACAACCGCTAACCAGCAGTAGGGCTACTAATAGTAATAACTTCATCAAACTGATTGGGATTGGTAATTTCTTCAAGATCTTTCAAGACTTCTTTTGTGCCAGTATTGATTATTTTTTCTATCAATTTTGGCTTCCTGACTGACAGAACATCCAACGAGTGCCGAGACCACTTTTTTCTGATATCGATGACCTCGTTTTGCGCTTCCATGTTTTCTCGTTGTAGCCGCTCTACTTGAGCGATCATAAGATTATGGTTTGCAATAGTTTGTTTCAGGTTGTTGTTTTGCTCTTCGATAGTGCCTTCAAGAGTTTTTTGGTTCTGAATGGATTGTTCTAACCTTATTTGGAACGAATCCAATTCAGCCTGAGATTTGTCATAGTATAGTTTGAAAGCCCCCGCCAAAAAGACTAGAGCTATACCCAAGCCAATACTTAATTTAAACCCCATGTTTACACCAAAAAATTTATATTGTTAGCAGCTCTTGTTTGCTGCATCTCCACTTTACCATTTTTTGCAATGTACAGGGTAGTGTTGAGCTGTTCGACTCTTTGTCTGCGCTCTTCACGATTCGTAGACTCCATAAGCTTTTGATAACGTATTTCGGCTGCTTGTCGCCAAGAAATCTCATTTGTTGGGCTGACTGATCCTATGTCCATTAGATTCCTTTACCAAATAACTTTACAACTAGGGTGACAGTAACAACAGCGACTGCTATCGCAAGAATAATTAAAATGCCGTACTGAGAAACATCCTTGAGCATCTGTTTCCGACGTTTTTGTTTTTCTATGGCCTCTCGGACACTCTGTTTGTGTCTTTGTTTTTGAGCCTCTAGTTCCTCAAAGTACGCATCAATAACGCGAGCCGCATCCGAGTTCATATTGCTGAGTAATCGCAAATTCTCATGATACCTGTCGAGTCGCGCTTTTTGGGCAGCGAGTCTCATGGCCGATTCGCCATCGAGAGGAGCGGTTAGTGAGTTGCGCCTTTCTATTTCGTACTTATCAATACCAGAAGAGATCGCTCCGAGCTGACCCAACAACGTCTGGACATTTTTTGTGCCATTCTCAACTTGTTCAAACAGGCCCGATATAGCCGACACCGCCGAAGTTATGGCCACTATACTTTCAAATATCACGGGTAAACTCTACGGTTTTCTAGACATGTAGGCGGTAGCGCCGAAGTACAACCCTATAATCGATGCTTGGCTAAGGAAGAGCATGTCTGATAAAGCAGAAAGGGTGCTAAGCCTTTCTTCTGGGACAAAAGGAAACAAAGGCAACAACGAGTAAAGGACCATTGAGGACATAGCAACCCACGCAATACGCCTTTGCGAGTCTTGCTTCTCTTCGCGCAGATCCAGCTCAATCATCTGAGTTGCGCGAGAGAGTTCCTCGTCGTCCACAACCCCATCCGCATCTAGATCATATTTCGCCCAGATCGAATTTTCTTGTAACTTCTTAGGCATTTTTTTTCAGCCTTTGTTGACGATAGAACGCCATGTATTCATCCCATCGCACAAATTGTTTTTTTTCGTGCAGGTAAAATAAACCTTTGTAAATGCTCATAATCAATCCCAAAACTTTTGGTTAGATGCTGCCATCACTGGTTTACAGTATGCCGTAATATTATGTTGCTTGATACCACCGCGACAACGAGGATCTCGACAATTATGTTCAATCCAATAAGCAAACTGCTGGCAACGATGTATATTTCGAAACAACATCTGCTCTGAGCCTTGCGCTACGTTGCCCTCTATAACGGTTATCAACATAAAAGCTAAGATTGCGCCCTGCATAGGTCATAGAAATTTGGATGCTACAATAGTTACGATCATGAAGGGATAGACTCCCCAAAGTAACATTTCTAGTCTTTTAAACTTTGCAGAGCCTTCATCGAGGCGTTTTTCGATATGTTCATATCTGATCGCGCATTCTCGCTCATGAGTTTTTATTTCACTCAAAGCCTCTTGCGCTTTATCCATTTTAGTCAGACCTTTTGACAAACTTGATTGGGTTAGTCGTAGATCCTTCTTTTGCTTTGCCTATGTTCAAAGCCGCAATCTCGATAAGCTTGTACAATTTCCCAATCATCTGGTCATCTTTTGGAGTAGGAGTCAAGCTGCATATAATCGATGCTGCACACACAATACCTGTTACTGCCGATATGATATTAAGAACAAAATCCATTACTAATCCTTTCGGTTTTATTCGGAAGAAGATTCAACCTTTAAATCTTCATCTGCAATGTTGCTAACATTGTCTTCTGCGGGCGCTTGCTCTTTTAATTCAGCATGAAATCGCTCGCGCATCGCTCCAATTACGGCTAATTGATCTCCCGCAAAAAGACCTTGTTTTGCTGCGCCGTCAATCAAGGTGACAACATTTGCTAAATCGTGAATTTCTAAATGTTTAGTTTCCATTGATGTTTTTTCCCTAATTAAAGGCTACTAGCCTCATCACGCTGCTTGCGTGTTTTGTAATCGTCCCGCTGAGTGACCAAGGTTACAAAGTCTGCTTGGTTTGATGGAATTGGATCTGTGAAGCTATCGTCGTTCATGAGCTTTGTAGTCCATTCTGCTTGCATACGCTTCCAGCAGTTGTTTTGCTTACCTACTACAGCGTCCTTAATCCAATTTTCTATGCTCAACAAATCGTTGTTCATGATTGCTTGCATCGTATCGTTAATTGTTATTTCTACTTTAAGATCTGCCATATTTTATCTCCTTTTAAAGATGGTTATTTCGCCTTTAGTGTAAAAGTGTTCCTCTAAACCAAGTGTGGTTAACATTTGCAGTTACAGTTATGCTTGTTGCACCTGCTTTATAGGGTTTAAATCCAACAGTATCGTTAGCATCCAGTTTTAGAATTGCTGAGGCTTCTGGAAATTCATGTGCTGATGCATTAACAGTATCTGTCCCTGCTGCTCTTAAATCATTTACATTAAACCATTGTTGACCTATATTGTTACCTTGTGTGTAAACAGCGGCTTGAAAATAATAAGTTCCATCTACAGGAGCAGTAAATTTTCCTGTTGTGGTGTTAAAATCTGAATTTGTGTCGTGTTCTTCATGATTAAAAACAACTACTTCCATAGGAGAGCCTGATGTTTCTGCGTTATATCCACTTTGATCACCATTTCTTCTAACATGAAAGCTTGACTGCTTTGGCATGGTGACATGGCCAGCAGCATCTGATTTTATATGAGTATCAGATTGCCCTTTAATTGAAAGCGTATCATTTGATGGGCTATAAAGTATGTGATGGTGTACATCATCACTTGTATTACCAAATAGAATTCCTGAATCTTGGTCAGTATCTGTTTTAATTTGAATAAAAACTCTATCACCAGTTCTTTGCAATCTAAGCATTGAATCAGCGTTGAAAGCATCTCCAGAGTCTGCACCTATTAAAACTCTTTGAGAAGAATCAATGGACATAGCAAGAGTAGAACTATCACCATCATTATTTCCAGTATAAAACTCCATAGATCCGCTAGAACCACGAATTTCTAAATCATTACCAGCTAATTTAATTAAACCTTTGTATGAAGTTCCAGCATCTTGTTCTAGTTCTATAGATGGAGTGCTGCCAGTTGTTTTTATATGGAGTAAGTTGTCTGGTGAATTTGTACCAATACCTATACGATCATTAGCACCATCCACAAATAGCATATTAGCGTTGCCATTACTTTCAACACGGAAATCAATGTCGGCTGATCCTTCGTTAAATACAGTCTCTGCTGCTAAAACATCTATTCGTTGCGCCGTACTTCCAGCCACAATAGTTTCAATATGAAAAGAACCGTCTTCAGTTGTGTCACTTGCATCTACTATTTTTGAAACTAACTGAACATATGTAGTCTGGTTATTACCGTCATCATCTGCAATAAAACGTATTGTTCCTGTTACGTCACCGTCAGCAGCATCAGAATTGTCTCTGGAAAGGTCTATTATTGGGCCAATGCTCGCATCTGTGTCAGTGCTTTTAACTGTTAAAGCTGCACTGTTATCACCAGTAGTAATCGTCAAGCTGCCATCAGGAATGG